TGCCGCTGCAACTGCTGTTGCTGCTGCAACTGATCGCCGCGGATCGCCGCCAAGTTCGTCGCAAGCCGCTTGTTGTACAGCTCGGTCAGCATCGGCACCGCTTGCGCGGGTGCTTCCTTTAAAACACCGTCACGGTAGGCTTGATAAGTGGCGGCGAAAGTGTCGGCGTTATTGTTCGCCTGCACCCGAAGCCGTGCCGCACTATCGTCAGCCTGCGCCTCTGCTTCGATCGCATACGCGCCGGTTGCGGCGTTGTTGAAGGCTTGCCCGTAGGCTGTGAATCGGCTGAGGCCCTGCTTGTACTGCGGGTGTCCGGTGTCCCCAGACGCCGCGCCCGCGAGGGCGCCGGCCTGAAGTTGGGCTTGTCGGTTGACATTGGCACTTAGATCCTCAAAGTCCTTGAACGTGTTGGCAAGTGCTTGCGCCCGCGCGGCGGCGCCGCTGTTCGGCAAGTCCTCCGCGCCCAAGGGCCGTATCGGATTTGCAACTTGCCGATAGTCGGGCGCGCGAACCTGGCCGACTTGGACCGAGCCGGTGCCGCCGTTTTGGATTGCCGCCGGGATCAGATCATCAGCCATTGCCTATCCCCGCGACTTTGCCCGCCGTGCCGGCAAGGCCACCGATCGCGCCAATGGTGCCCGAGGCGGCGGCGTTGTTGCCGGCTTCATCCAGGAGCGAGACTTGCGATGCGGTGTTGGCAGAGTTCACCATCAGATCGTCTTGCGCCTGCGTGATCTGACGCATCGCGTTCGCGCCGAAGCCCGAACCCGCGCCCGTGCCGACGGCGCCCAAAGTGCCGGCGTTTTGCGAAGCAAGCGCGGCGAGCATGCGCTGCCGCTGATCGATCTGCTGCTGCTGGCCCTGTATCTGGGCTTGCGTGGCCTTCTGCTTGTCCATCGCCTTGGTGGCCTGGCCGCTTTGATAGGTCTCGTACGCCGATACGCCGCCAGCGACAGCGGTTCCGGCCGCGGCAATGACCGCAACTGATGTCGGAAGTGAAATAGACGGCACTATTGATCCCCTGACAATTCAACATCGAGATACATGAGATAGAACGGCAACGGATCAACTTGCGTGAACGTGACCGTCTTGTCCGTGTCTTCGTCCCACGTCGAGGCGTCCTCGATCGCAAGAATCCCTGAGTACGGCACGGGCGCGGTGTCGAAATCGACCGTGTCGATGGTCGTGGTCGGCAAGACCTCGCCGTTGTAGAGAAGCCCTAGCGTGTTCGCGACCTTGACGCGCGCTTTGACAATGCGCTTTTTGCGGGCAAGGTTTGAACCCGACGGCCAGCGCACCGTCTGCAACGGCATGGGCTCGACCGTGGGGTTGAAATTCAAGCCCACCTCGTAAGTAGTTGCACTGTACGGTCGGCCGTCGATCGTGAACGACACCGACCCGTTCGAAGGCACGACGTTGTCGAGCACGTAGCCATCGGCTATGGCACGGCATGTCATACCGTTGAGCCACGCCATTCCCGACGCCGTAGTCGAAGGCGACTGCGTGATCGAGCCCGTGCTGCAGTCCATGAACGTACCTTCCGTGGCCTGTTCGAATACCAAAGCCGTCGTATTGTTGAGGCTTCGTTGCACTAGGAAGAAAGCGCTCTGCACGATCGATCCGACGTTCTCGAACGTGCCCTGCGTCTCCCAAAGCGTCCAACCCTGAACATTCGCTTCCTTGCGGGTGTGGTAGACCGCGCAAGTACCGTTTGGCAGTGGGTTGGGGTTGGTCGTCGAATTGACGTTCGAGTTCGTACCGTTGACGACGAAGACGAGGTTGATCTCCTCAACCAGCGAGCCGTTCCATCCCGCCATGTCCTGTACGTCGTACACGAGGTTGCCGGCGAACGACGACAACCCCAGTGAATTGAATTGGTCCTGGGTATAGTCGAACTGGAAATCGCGGATGCTGTTCAAGTTCCGCTGCACGAAGATGATGTTCCCGTCGAGCATTACGGGCTTGATTTGCGCCGTGCCGTATTGCGTTTGGTTGGTTGGGAAGCTCGTCGGCGTGATCGGCTGACCGTTGTCGTTGACGAAACGGAATTCGCCACCCGTGGTGAACACGCAAAGGGACCGGCCGGGAAACATGCCCGCGATGGCGTTCAAGCCGGTGCCGTTCATGGTCGCGTAGATCGCCTGATCGTCCAACCCTTGAGCGGTTGAAAAGTTCAGGATGTCGTTGACCCAGCTTCCGACGATCGTCTCTTGCTGAGAACGCAAGCCGCCGAAGTACATGCGGCCCTGGTAGAACGTCACCGTCGAGGGGTACCCGCGGTTCGCGCTCCAGGCGTTTTCTTGCCGTGGAACGCCGACTTGGCTTTCACTCGCCGTTGCAGTAGCGTTCGAAGACAGCGAGGTGATCGCGATGGCGCCCATGTCGGCGGCAGCATCTGCGGCGAAAGTCAGCGTGTAGTTGTACGAGCCGTTGCTGGTGCAACTCACGCCTGTAAACCCGTTGACAACCCAAAGCGCTTGCACGGCGGTCGCAATCGCGTTAGCCGTGGTCTGGTTATCGCCCGCGTAGGTGATCGGTCCTGTGGTGTCGGTCAGGATCGTCAGCGTGAACGTGTCGCCGACGTTCCAACTGCTGTTGAAAGTCAACGATTGAATGTCGGAGGTCGGCGTCGGGCTCAAGCTGTCGGCGTAGTCCACTTGTGGGATTGCCGTGAACTGGGCCAGAAACGACTGGAAATTGTAATAGGATTGGTTGGACACGCCGACCGCGAGCGGCGAGGACAGACGCACCAGAAACTCGGGCGCGTAGCTTTTGTGGACGATCATAAGCGACTCGGCGCTCGACTGCGCATCGAGCAGCGGCAGATCGGCACTCAAGTACGGCAAAGCGACGTAGTCAACGATCGCACCGTTGTAGGTCACGATTCCCGAGCGATCGGTCAGAACCAGCATGTAAGGTTCGCTGGTGGACACCTCGAACGGGATCAGCCGGCCCTGCGACACCGTACCGGAATCACCGAAGAGCACAAAATCAGAGAAAGTGACTTCCGCATTTAAGCTTGCGCCGCCGATCTTTGCAACGCGCCAGTACCGTGCGCTGGTGTACGTCGCAGGATAAGTGACGCCGGCCGTGCGCCGGTAGTTGTAACTCGCAGTGCTGTCGAGTTGGTAGAACGACGCTCCGAGCGTCGTCCAGTTCGAGTTGTCGGTGCTGTACTGAATGCAGAACTGGGTGCTCGAGCCGCTTGCGAGCGTGATCGCAAGGCAGTCCGCAAACAACACGTTTTGCGCGCTGCCGAGATCGACATGGACGAGCACCCACGGATTGGTCGTGCCGGGTGCAGTCGTAGTCGTCGATGTGTTGGTGAGCGTGTTCGTGCCGAGATGCGTCGTCGATCCGCCGTTCGGGCATGTGTACGTGCCCGATAGCAAGGTGAGCTGGTTCGGACATACGAACTTTTGAACGAGGCCGCGGCGACGCTGCACGCCGCCCAGATGCACCAACTCAATGTTGGTGCCCGTGAGCATTGAAGAGATGTACGCACTCGTATCGACGCGGCCTTGTGCGCGCGGGTCCAGAACTCCCGATAGAAAGTTGTTCTGTATTGAGTGAGTTTGAATCTCTTGACCCAAGTTACCGCACCATCACAAACGGGTTGTGCTGAACCGGTCGATTCGGGCGGCCTTGAGCATCGGCGTAAAGAGCGCGACCGCGCTGCCTGTTGTACTTCACGTCCATTGCGCTGGCCGCGGTGTCCGACTCGGTGATCGGTTTGATGAAGTCGCGCGCCAGCTTGTACACCATCAATAGGCTGAAGTACGACGGCACCGTCGATGGGTCGGGCTTGAACATGTAGTCGAAGGTGAGAACCGGCGTTGTCGAGTTGATCGGGCCGGGGTTCGACGTAATGTTCGTGTAAATCTTGTCCGAGTAAATCTCGTACGAGCGATCAGGACCGGTGCCCCAGAACCCGATGGGCAGAAGCATGTCTGTTGGCAATTGGAAGCAGTACATCCACTCGTTGGGCGGCGTCACATTGACTTGCGCAAGCGCTGCTTTCTTGCAAGCAAAGCGCCATCGGTTGCTCTGCAACTCTTCTTCGTAGGACATGTCGAAAATCGCCGCGCCGACGCTTGAACCGTAGCGCGCATCAGTCAAACTGTTGAGCGGCTTTTCGCCGCACAAGACGAGCGCCGCGCTGATCCAACTCAGTTTTGTTTGTGAAACGATTGGGGATGCCGCGGAGGTCATGTATTACCTGTAAAGGTGAAGGAACTGGCCCGTTTCCCAAGGGCGCGGTTTGCCATGAAAACAGACGACGCGCGCATCAGGCGGCACGCCGTTCTGACAATGAACCTTGTAAGAGACGACCTGGCCAGGGACTTCGTCTTGCCAACGCGCCGCTGTGTTCAACCAAAAACGCTCGAGCAGGAACTGGTCGCCGCGGGAATAGAGCCGGCTGTTGAGCGCCGGGTTCGTGATCCAGAAATTCCACACTGGCACACGCACTTCATCGGGTAGATAGATCAGGCCGCCGCCAAGGCCCTCCTTGAGCTTCTTGCCATCCCTATAGAAGTCGCGCAACAACGTCAGCTTGTTCACGGCAAGAATGTCGTCGAGCGGGCCGACGATCACGGTGTCCAGATCCATGAACAAAAAATCGCCTGGGAGCGCCGGATCAAAGAGCGCCATCTTCGCCCACCAACCGGGCCACCCTTTGGTGTAAGGGATGCACGTCACACCAGGGATCTGCTTGTCGGTGATGCATTCGAATGACACGCCCGGCGCCCACTTCTCAAGCTGCTTTTGCAACGCCTGAACGTGCTGCGGTTTGAACTCTTGCGCCGCGCCGGTCAAGCTACGCGAATTGAATACGGTGATGATTCTCATCGCGAGTACGACTCCAAGCGAACACGCAGCTTCTTCAACAACGGTTCAAGGAAGGCTGTCTGGTTCACCCAGTCCCATGTGGCGTGGTCGCGTTGCTCCATGCGCTCATAAGATGTTTGATCCCGCGGCATCTTGCCGTTGGCGAAATGATGAGCTTCGGTAATAACGTCCGGGTAATACTCAAGCACACCCAATGCTTTGCCGATGCGCTCCCAGATCAAATCGACGTACAAATGCTTAAATTGCGGGTGCGCCACCCATCCAAGATCGCGGCAAAAGTTACCGTCAATGTACGGGTGCGTGACCTTGCTGTTGAAGAGGTCGTCGCCGTACGTGATGTACCCTTGCGCCGCCCGTGATCCAAGCTTGGTATCCCAGCCGTCAGGGCGGCCTACGCAATCGTCGCCGTCGAACGAGTACCACGGTTCGTTTGGGTACTTCTCGAAGCCGAGATTCACCTTCTTGACGAACCCTTGCATCGGTGTCACGTAGAGCACATCCCAATGCGTAGGTATGCGCACGCCGCGGTACATGTCGAATTGGTCGTCATCCAACACAACGACGCCGGGCTCAGCGGGGTTGCCCTTGTCGAAGTAGCGTTGAAGAATCTCTGGCCGACCGCGCGAAGGCAGTAAATGCATCAGCTTCTCCACTGATTGAAAATGGGCCGAGCAGGGGTTGCACCCGCATTTCCGGCCTACAATGACCGGGTCCTACGATTAGACGATCGGCCCGAACCGATTAGAGTGGCGCAAAGCCTCGAGGCTTGCCGTTCACGAACAACGGCCGGACGCCGGGAATGCTCGTCACGTCGACCTGCACGTTCTGCCAGTCATTCGAGCCCGAAGGGCTCTTGCGAATCCACGATGGCACCGTGGCCTGCTCGCTCACGAGCCGCTTCACGTACGATAGGAAGCCCAAGGTCGCGGACGCTGGCGTGGTAGCACCGATGCTGCCTTGGCCCGTGTTCTGGCCGCGGCCAGCACGCTTGTAGACCTTCTTCACTTCGGGAAACATCGCAGCGCGATTCAAATTCACCCAGATTGCCAATTGAGTACCCTCTTAGGTCATCGTCGAAAGGATGCTGGCAGCCGTCAGGCGACCCGTTTCCATGTAGTGATACACCAACTCGCGTTGGCTCTGATCGAGCGCTGCAGCCAGCGAAGCCGCGTTGGCTTTGCCAGAAGAATTGTTCACTGATGTCTGAAGGCCAGAGATTTTCGTGGTCAATTCGGCAGCGTTGATGTCTTTCGGGGGAGGAGCAGTAATACTCATGTAACACCTTCGGGGGGTGGCCCCAGTTGATCGCGGGTAAAACCGCTCATGGAAAACACTCTCCCTTTGAACTCTTGCGCGAACTTCTTGAAGTTCTCGCGGTATCCTTTGATGATGCGTGTCTCTTGAACATCCTGCGGCTCGCCGTTAGTTTTCAAGAGATGCTTGGCCTTGCCGTGGTCCCCGATGCGAAGGCACATGATGTGTTGAGGAACCTTGGCTTCGCCTGGGAAGTACCCCGGCTGATCCATCGGGCAGCCGCACAAAATTACTTCTTCACTGCCCAGTAAAAATGCGATCTTCGCGGCTTTACTGGCCGAGGTCGCGCCGACGCCCATCTCGTGCGGATGCCAATCGGTGACGGATGGGCACATGCCTTTCATCATCGCTTTGCGGTGCGGGTGGCAGCACCCATGCAACCGCCAGGGCGGCGCTTTTGGGAATCGTTCCCGGCGCTCGCGCGCGAAGAACTCGGCCTTCTCCTCGTGGCCGGCAAGAACGTGTTCAGCGTTCTCAATCGCAGTACACGCGCCGTTGACGAGCATGATCTCGGCAAAGGGCCGAAGCTTCAGCGCCCGCTCGACATCGTCGTACAGGCACGGCGCGCTTCCCACAACCAGCATCGTTGTCACGATGCGACTGGTTTTACAAACCCCGGCACATTAGCCGGGTAAACTTCCAAAGCTTGCACGGGTTGAGCCGTGCCGTTTTTGAGCGTGGTATTCCAGCGCCCGTATGTCGCGCCTGCGTTCGCGTTCGTGACGCAGATCGACTTCAAATTCGCGATGTTCTGCTGAGTGTTGCCGACATTGAGCGAGCCTTGCTGCAAACAGCGCAGCCGGCATGCAAGCTCAAACGGAATCCACTTCGTATAGCTGGACAATCGCGATCTCCGAAAAAGGGGTGGGGCCGCGGGCGCCCCACCGATGCGCCTAGATCAGGCGCTGTTGATGGTCGTGTTGATGGTCGTCGCGTTGAACAAATCCACAACGCCAGACACCGGAGGTATCGAGGTCAAGCTGCGGGTATTGCTCTTCACGATTGCGAGGCCGCCAGTCCAAGGCGAAGAAGCGCTGGTGATGTACACCAGATCGCCCGCCTTCAGCTTGTTGGCAATCGCGTTGAAGTATCCAGACGTACACACGGTCGACAGCGAATCGGTCGTGACGTAAGACCAGATGGTGGGGCAGTTGTCGTTCGGGGGACCCAAACGAGTGAACTGGGAATTGAAGCTCGAGTAAGCCATTGTCGATTACCTCTTAAGTGCCGTAGACGTTGACGACCACGACGCCGAGCGGATCGATGATGACCGAGCCGCCCATGTAGATCGACTGCGACAGCCACGCATTGTTCTGCGGGATGTAGTCGACGCGCGAACTCGGCTCGATGGCGGTCGCAAGACCGGTCGAAGCTTTGTCATACGCGAAGCACTCTGTCACGTTCGTCGATCCCGCAGGCAGACCGCCTTCAACGCGATTTTCGAGGACCTTGAACGTGAAGCCGAAAGCCTTCTTGTTGTTCATGTCCGCGTCCGTGAGGAGTCGCATCGTTTGGTAGTCGGCGCTGGTCACTTCGATTTCGGCAAGAGCCGTTTCGAGAGCGATGGCATTGATCACCATGTAGTGATCGCCGCCGGATGCTTGCTGCTGCACCAGGTAACGCTTGGCGTGGCGGATCTTATCGGCGGTCAAGCCGGTATTCGTACCCGCGTAGCCCGATGCCACCGTACCGGCGGGGCCGGAAACTGCAGCAAGTGCGTTGATGATGAGCTGGTCTTCGGCACGACCGATCGCCTTCGCGTTGTCTTTCGCAAGGAAAGTACGCTCGTCGATGTTGGTCTCGGCCTGGTCGAACAGATCGGTGTAGTCGCCTACACGCCAGTTCGTCAGGGTCGCAAAGACCTTGGTGTGGCTGGTGTCGTTCGGGGTGATCTCTTCAGCCGACGCCGTCTGTTGATATGCAACGCTCGCACCGATTTTACGGAACGCGAACTGTTGGCCGACAACGCCCGTTTTGACGCGGACGGAGTTGCGAAGCACGCCTTCACCTTGGTAAGCCAGTTTTACCTCAGTGTCGAAGGCTGCAATCGCGGCGTTGGTCGTACTTGTGTACGTCCCGCCGAGATGGATTGACATTCGTTTTGAATCCTATGAAAAGTTGATGGAAAAACTCACGCCGACTTCCACGGCTTGCTGCTGGATTCGAGGTCCCATCTCTGGCTCTACTCTAGCTTGCGCTGTCTCGTAGCACCTACGGCATATGCTGGTGCGGGCTCTTTCGAGGTCCCCGCGGCAATGTGCTTTGCCGAGCACCCTGAAACTCAAGGTGCTCTACAAAACCTATTTAGAAACTTTCACCACTTCGTAGCCCGGCTGCGACAAGAGCAACAAATTCAATTCTCGCTGCGCATCTTGCTTTTGCTGCGATAGCGCCTTCACCATAATTGGATTCCGAGCCATCACATCATCGAGGCGCGCAATCCGTGCGCGCAGCTCTTCTTCCGTAGCCTCTTTCTCGATGATCGGCATTTAAGCTTGCGCGCCCGCGAAGTAGTCGCGGTAACGCCGCTCAATGTCCGCCCGGTATGCCGGTTCGACATCTACCCGGAGACGCCCTTGCGCATCCTTTGCGCCGTGGTCCGACTTGATCTTCGCAAGCTGATCGCCGCCGGTTGCGGCCGGCACATCAGCACCCGGTGCAGGCATGCGAACCTGCGAGGTCTTGCCGATCATGGACTCCATGAGCTTGAACACCGCATCGGCGTTCGCGCCCGAGGTGGCGGCGCGCAGCGTGGCATAACCTTCGTTGCCGAGATTCGCTTTGCCCCATTGCGCCACTTGAGCGATCCGCGCATCGGCGTTGTCGCCCAAACGGGCTTTGATCGCGGCCATGTTCGGCGCTTGCGCAGCCTCGTACTGAACCAACTGGCCGAGGAGCGTGTCGTAGCCCTCTTGGCTAAGCTGATTCTCCGCGGCCCATTTCGTGAAGCCCTGCATCATCGGGTGATCGTTCTTCACCGTGACGCCCTCGGGCGGCGTGAACGGTTTGTAAGCGATCTCGCCCTTCTCGTTCTTCGGTGCGCCCTTGAACGCACCGAAGCGCGACTCAAGCGCCGTGTACGCTTCGGCCTGCGCAGCGACCGTCTTGTACTTCTCCGACTTGAACCAGGAGGGCTTCTCGCCCTGCCCCATCACGCCTTCGTGCAGGAGCCAAGCTTTGCCGCTGTTCGGGTTTGCAGCCGCTTCGGCTTCGTCAATCAACTTTTTCGCCGCTGCGAGTTTCTCGGCTTCCGTCTGCGGCACGGCTGGTGCGGGCGCCGGGTCTGCTGGCAGAAGCGAATCACCCTGCGCTTCCGGCGCGGGAGCGCCACCGGGCGCCGAGGGTGCTTGGACCGGCGCTGGCGCCGGAGTCGGGGCGGGAGCAGGCGCCGGAGCCGGCGTAGGAGCCGGTGCAGGAGCTGGCGCCGCCGCGGGTGCCGCCGGAGTCGCCGGGGCCGCGGGTGTGGTGTCAGACATCTTTCGTCCTCAGTTTTGGTTGATTCGCACCTTTCATCGCGAACTCGATCTGGGAATGGATACCCTCCACTAGTTCACGAAACGCATTTGCGGCAGCGTATTCTTGTGCCGAAGCCCCGGCCGGTATGCGCGTGCGTCGCGCGATCACCGTCCAGTGCTCCAAAATTTCGCGGGCTCGAGGGTCCGAAGTCGGGCCGCCGAACACCAGATACTTCTGTGCGAAAACGAGGCCCTTTTCCTCTAACTCCGCGCGCTGTTTCTCCGCATGGGGAAACAGATCGTCCCATTTCTCCTCAGCCATTCAGTTCTCCTACTGACCGACTCCGGGTGGCATCTGTTGAGGTGCGCCGCCGGCTGCTTCGCCTTGTGTCTGCGCAGCGGCAAGATTGCCGGTGTGCTGGACTTGATTCTGCTGTGCCGCCTGGTTGGCCTGCATCGCCGTCTGTACGAGCTGCTTCTGATCATCCTCGGTCATGATCAAGCTCTCGGGTAGACCGTTAAGACGTGCCACGTACGCAGGGATCTTCTGCACCTTGAGCCCGGTCGACACTGCGGCGGGACCCGCTTGCGGACCCAGACCGAGCAGCGTTTGGATCGTCTTTTGCAGCGCCATCAAGTCGTCAGCGTTCTGGGTCGTCGCAAATGGCGACGTGTACTTGACTGTCACTTCCTTGCCGTCAAGCCGGAACTTGGGCATTAAGCCCTTTTTCTGAAGAATGAAGACGCCGCGCTGGACGATCTTCCCGAGCAGCTCGGCCTGGATACGGGTGTATTCGCCGTTCATCGCCCACAAGCGGTTGCGATCGGCGACACTGATTTCGGTTGCGCTCTTGACCGGTCCTTCGGAAGGCTCGGGTCCAAGCATCGTGCGGCGAACGCGCTCCCGCAGATCTTTCATCATCTGCTCGGTCACGCTGAAATTCGCGCCGGTTTCAATTGGCCGCAGCGACGGCGAGTTGTCCGCGTTGCTCGCCACTGGAATGATCGTGTTCGGTGTGAGGGAGGCCGTGTACGGGTTCAACACACCGTCAGAGACACCGGTCATCGGAGGCGCAACGGAAAGCGCGGCTGCCGTCAGCACGAACTCCTGCATCCGGTCCAAGGTTCTCGCATCAGCCAATGCCAGAAGAACCCGTCCCCTGCCATAAGTTTCGCCCGCGCACTTAGATGCGCGAGCCACGATCTGCGGATTGCTCTGGCCGTACTCGTAGCGCCAGATAATCGTCGGTCCGTTCTGATCCAGCACGATCCCGAAGTATTTCTTCGTTTCCGGGTCGTAGACCTCGCCTTGGATGAACTTGAGCTTGTGCTCCGGCTGCTTCTCGATGGACTCCTGCGATTGCGCAGGCAAGTCGAACATCTCAAGGCCGGGATACATGCGAAGAACGTTCCGCCCTTCGATGTGCCGCTCCATCCACGTCGTCTCAATCGAGCCGTGTGGACCTTCCTCAAGTTCAAGGCAAGAAGTCGGCGTCGACTCGAACTCAAAGGGGTTGTCCATATCCCCTTCGTTGAAGGACAGCGCTGCTGTCCCGACTTGCAAATCCAACGCCGCTTCGCTGATGACGACGTTGAAATTCGAAGCGTTCAAGTAGTGAAAGAACGTCTTCGTCGCCTTCTGAAGCCCTTCGACAATCTCCGGGTGCTTTTCAAGCACATCCGGTGGGAACGCCGCGCCCGGGGCGAGTTGCACCCACTCGACCCACGAAGGGAATAGGAGGGCGCACAGCGTGTTCGCTGCTGTGTAAGTCGCCTCTTGCAAAGTCGAGTCGAACAGCCGGTTGTTCCGGTACTGCCCTTCGGTGTGCCATGTAAAAGTCTCGCGAGCTGGCATCGCGTAGAGGTATGCGTCGCGGTAAAGCGAACGCCACAAATTCTTTTTCGTCTCAGCCGCGGCGCGGCGCTTCATCAGCGCTTCGGCGTTTTCAAGGCCAGAAGGTAGACGGGAAAGCAACATTAGCGGTTGCCACCAATACCACCGCGCCCAACGCCGCCGCCCGTCTGCACCGCACCAGTAGAGGCGCCAGCACCACCAGCGGGTGTTGCGGCCGCAGCGCGGGTATCAAGCAAACTGGACGAAGCCGAGCCGATGGGAACCTCGTCTTCGTTCTGCGCTCGACTCGGCGCGGGACCCTCATTCACGCCGCCCGTGCCGGGGGTGTTGCCACGAAGCGCTCGAGACAGTGCGGAGCCTTGAAACACGCGCGTCCCCATCATGGCGTTCAGGATGGACTTGCGCTGACTGTTCTCTTCCAAGTTGAGATTCGCGTTCGTCAACGCCTGTTCGGTCTCAAGCTGCTGTTGCTGAACAGTAGGTTGACCGCTGTCTTTGCTGCTACCGCCCATCGATGATTCCGTCTCGCTTGTGGATGTACTGATACAACTGCCACGGTGTGCGCACAAAGAAGGCGCGGATGCCGAGGGCCATTTTGACGACCTCAACGCATGTCGGAGGTCCTGCATCAAACCAGCTACGCACTTTGTAGAACGGCTGGATCGTAGTGACTTTTTGAACCGTCGAGGTTGGACACTTCACCCACGGAGGCCGCGGGTCTGTGTCGATTCCAACGTCTATCATTTCGAAGGCTGGCAGCACATTGTGCCAAGCGACATCTTCGACGTTCGGGCCGTAGTAAATCGGCCTTGTCAGTTCAACGTGCCGGAAGCCCGGCTTTAGACACTTTGTAAACCAGAAATACGGTTCACGATTATGATAGACGACGTACCAATCACGAATCTTCGCGTCGGCAAGATCAAGAAGACTCGTACTCGTCATCGCTCGGTTCTCCTCCGTGGATGACCTCACCGCTGTACCCGTAGGGCGTTTGCTTCATGAGCGCGAGCCCGCCCTCGTCCAGATCAACCGCTTCCTCGTTGTAGAGGAGCATCTTGCCGAGGCAGCGAAGATTCGAGCCCGAGCACACGATCATGATCGGTGCGCCGTCGCGCCCTGCCTTGTTGGCGATCTTCGCGAATTCAGGCAAGAACCTCGCGATGAAGTCGCCGTACGGTTCGCCGCCGGGAGGCGACGCCTTCGGGTTGTCCATGAGGTTTTTCACCTCGGGACGGCTGTAGCGCTTCTTCGTGCCGGCGAGCAGCCCGAGATTCCACGTCTTCAGCTTGTCGTTGACCACGATCTTCGGGTCCGAGATCGTACCGGACTTCACAATTTCCGCGGTCTCCCGCGTGCGCTTCAAATCCGGCGTGTAGATCGTCGACAACGGAATCGACTTCAACAGTTGCTGCGAGTCGATCAACTGCTGCTGGCCTACATCTGACAGCGGCAGATCAAGCCAACCGTCAGAACGCTTCTCGGTGTCGAGCGCGGTACGGCCATGGCGCATGAGGTAAATGCCGCCTCCGCTTCCCGAGACGCGATCGAGTATGCTGTCGACGGCATCGTCGAGAAGGCTACCATCCATTAAAGAAACTCCCTTTGCGCGGATCGAATGCTGATTGGCCGGACCGCGCGACTTGCTGCGGGTCCGGCGCTCTTGGGGTTATGGACTGGCCTTTGCCCCAAAGCTGCGCATCGCCCGTGCCGTCCGAGTTGATACGCCCTTCGCCGCCACCGAGAAGCAAATACTGAAGCGCGTCAGCCACGTCGGCGTAAGGTGAGATTTTCTCGGGCTCCTCGGTAAAGCGTTCCTCACCCGCAAGTTTAAGCTTCCGGTAGTGGTACTTCGAGATGCACGCTTCGCGCAAGATCTTGCAATCGGGGTGAATGAGTACCGCGGGCGCACCGTTCACGTTCCGCCGCATCACACCGTCAACTGCCTCAATGCGCGTCGCGATCTCGTTCGTGCGCGCGTTCAACACCGGCACACCGGGGAACTCGCGCTGAATAACCATGCGCATGTCGAGATCGTCCGCGCCCTTTGCCCGCCCGGCGGGGTCGCATGTGATGCGCTCAACGCGGAAATTCGGGATCTTCTCGGCAAGGAACCGACGGAGCGCAGCCGCGTGCGCCTTCATGCCGATTCCTTCCCCGCAGAACTCGTATCGGACACGCCATTGTCCGTCGATTGTTTTTTGCGCGATTACCGCGGCCGGGTTGCGGCCCGTGTTGTCATAGCCGATCCAGACCGGGGTGTACCTCTCGCCGCGGGCGATCTCAAACTGCTGACAATGGAAGTTGTCATCGTACGAGACGTACACCGGCCGGCCGTCGCGCGACACACCGTACTTGCAGTGGATCAGCGTGTCCACTTCGTGCGAAGGTATCGTGTGCAGAGCTTTTTCGTAATACTCGCGGCCGCCCGGTAGGTTGCGCAAGTTCTCCGCTTCGGCGCTCATGCCGCCAGGCTGTCGAAAGAACGCCCATTTGTCGGGCTTCGACACGACGAACCGTGTGTGGTACTCGCTGGTAGTGCTCCAGGGATTCGTATCTGCAATCCACCCGTACCACTTCGGGCCGCCCATCGCTTTGCTCGGATAGCGCCCGGCGCGCGTTGCAGCTTGACCAGCAACATTGTAGTCAATCAGCCGCAGCTCGTTGTACCACCAGCCAGTAACCTCAAGACCCATCAAGTCCGCAACGCTTTGCTGGTCGTCCAGGGCCGCGAATATAAACTCCGCGTGAATGCGGTGTTTGTCGCCAGGCGGGATGAAATCCCAGACGTGCATCTTTTTCGTGGAAATCCATTGATGCGATCCCTTACGAAACTTCGGAAACATCTGGAACCACGATTCCATCGTGTTCCGCTGCAACTGCGGATACGTGTTGCGCACGATTCCCCAGCGCGAATATCGCACGCCATCAGGCGCCACGTTTTGCTCGAATGCGTGCCGCTGCAAGCGGAGCATGGACGCTGTTGTCTTGCCGGAGCCGATCGGCCCCATGATGCAAGCCACATCACTGTTGTCTTTGTAGAACTGGCCCGCGATCGGTGCCAGCCTCATTTGAGCCAATCCTCTTCAGGCGGCAGCACCGGGCTCGCTTCTACTTCCTCGACAACCGCGTCGATCACATCGCGCGACTGCTCAATCTCGACCTGTACCGGGTTGAACGCCACACCGACATTTACCTCGACATCTGCGCGCGGCTTCGGCATCGCTCGATCGAGCAACACCTCGTTGGCGCGCGACGCAGCGCCTGCATCGACTTCATGGAGAACTTTGCCGTCGACCAGCACTGGTATGCCCTGGTGCAGCACCGGCTTCGGTGTGAGCAACGTCTCAACGATGTCATCTTGCCGAGCGAGCAATCGATCTTTGTCGAGCGCGTTCGCGGCGGCGTTTGCCCGCCACACCCGAACGACGAGCGCATAGTGCGGATCGTGCATCCATCGTGTGTTCGGCTTGTTGTTCTCGTCCATGCCGAGATGCCGACACGCCGCGCGCTGGTTGTATCGGCAATCACGCCACGCCGAAAGAAACGTTTTCTGGTTCGCCGAAAGCCGCGCCCAGGATTTCTCAGCGAGCGCGACCCGCTCAGCGTAGCTTGCGGGCAGCTCGGCAACGGGCGCCGGAAGCGACGGTCGCTCAGTGTCAAGCCAGTCTTTCCCACTCATTTCCGGTCGAAGCCGACTTTCTGGAGCGCGTTGCTGTTCAGGAGCACCATGCCATTGCGGCCTTGAATGCCGCGCGCACGCCGCACTTCGATGAAGCCTTCGTTGACTTCCTTCTCAGTCGGGGCGTCTGGGTTTCCTTGGCGCATCTGCTCGATCATGATGCCGACCTGATTGACCGTATCGTCCCACATCGTTTTCGCGAATAGTGGGTCACGGCCCGACTTGAGTGCGGTGGCCATCGCCCCAAGAATGTCGTGGTAGTCGGCCCATGCGCGGTGTACCGCGGCGGTCGCGGCCTTGCGGATGTCCTTCCAGTAGTCTTGACCGATCACGTATTGCTTGGCTTCGTGCCGATACGGATTGCCGGGCTCGAGACGGTAGATCTGCACTTCGTCGAACGTGCCGAGGTGCGTGTAGTACCCTTTTTCAAGGAACATCTGCATGCGTTCCTTGGTGCGGGGGTTCGTCTCTTTGTCGAAAGCGCGATTGAACGGGCGATATGCAAGATACTGCCCATCGCAAGCCATCACTCGATCAGTACCGCGCATGCAGGCGTCGACGAGATGTTGGAACGCTGGCGTCGTTTTCCGCTCGTTCGCGTCCCGGATGTCCAGCCAGTCGTCTTCCGCCGGAGTCGGCGCAGCCGACGCAGGCAACTTTTTTGCGGCTGCTACGTCGGTGCTGAGGTCGAGCCAGCTCGTGTCATCGGCTTCTCCAACCATGACTACAACCCTTCGTCTTCATAACTCATAGGGCCGCTGCGACGACGGTGCCGAGAATGAATCCCGCCGTCGCCACGGCGGCGAGCGTGCCAACGACCACACGTTTGTTCGCATCGACGAACGAGAACGTCGACTTCACTTTAGCCAGGTCTTGCTCATACTGCGTTTGCATGTCGGCAAAAGCCAGCGTGAAATGCGAAGACATCGCCTGGATCTCGTCGCGGATCGCCTTCTCGATCGTGCCGACGTGCTCGTCCGACAGGTTCAGGTACGCCGCGATGTTACGCGCGGCAACCTGCCCGATCGACATGAGCCCGCCGGGGTTGGCCTGCGGCGCGCCGCTCACGTCGAACCGCCATGCAGCAAGACGTAGAACGCTTTCGTCGCTTGAAACGTGAACTCGTGGAACGCGATCGCGTCCGAGACGAACACATAGGCGAGATACAGGAACGCAAGCTTGTATGCCGCGTTCACAACCCCCTTCACAGCGGACCATACGCCCGCACCGCTAATCGTCATAGCCTTCTCCCTACAACGTGAAAAAGTGATCAACTATCCAATGCACGACCGCTTTAAGGGCAGCGATCAACCCACCGAAAAACCCGTGGGTGCCGCTGGCACTGCCGCCACTTGCGTCCACGAGATCGAAGCACTCGGCACGCCGTTGCCCGCGGCGTCGACCGCGTACACATCGGCCGTGTAGGCCACGTTGCCCACCGGTACGAACGGCGGCGTCAAGCTCGCGAATTTCGCACTGATCGTCGCGCCGACCGCGGTCGTCGCGGGCACCGCGACCGAGTAGTCGGCGGTCGCTGAGCCTGCCGTGATGGCGAACACGACGGAGGTGATCTGCCCGACGGTGAGCGCGTTCCCTGCAGTGTCTTGCGTGGGAAGCGTGAGTGTAAAACCTGATTGCGGGGTAGTGGCCACGGTCAATCCTTCTTCACGTCGGTCGGCCCAAGGGGAATCTCAGCCGATGCGGGCTTCTCCGTCACCGGCGCTACGGGCTTGATGAACTCCACGCCAGCGGCAACCTCCGCGTCGTGAACCTTCTTGAGCGCAGCCTCCGCAACTTCCAACGGCGTACTCATACGAGCTTCAACACGCCGAGCTTCACAGCCACATACGCGCCGCTCGCCCACGTCACGAAGTGCGGCCAGTTCGCACTGACCCACGCTTTCACTTTGGCGAGGTCGGTCTTGCCGGCTGCCTCGAGTGCGTCCACCTTCGCTTTCAGTGCGGCGATGTCCGCGTCAATCGTTTGCCCTACGGTCTCGGTCATTTCGTTTCCCTTGGTAGTCCAGTCAGTGAGTCGCGGTCGCGTTGGCAACCTTGTAATGTTGCAGTCAGTTCGCCGACGCTTGCGGCAAGCTCGTTACCAGCTTCTGCCAACCTTCCAGCGATGTCTCCGCAGCTTGTAGCGCCGCAGCTTCCTTCGCCCGTTGCTCCGCTGACACCGCTGGGACGTGGTACGTCGGGGTGGGCCGCGCGATAGGCGTTGAAGTCGCGCACGCGCTGAGCGAGAGTAGTGCCGAGAGCACTATTGGCAGCCAATGCTTCATCGATCTTCTCCTGGTTCGCTTTCACGTCCGCAGCGTGCGCGGCGGTTTCTTTGGCGATATCCTCGTTCGCCTTGGCGATGAGCGCAGCGCTCGATTGCTGAAGCTTGCCGAGTTCCTCGGTGGCGCCCTTGTGCTCGTAGTGAAGTACGAAGATTGCAACGAGTGCAACCGCGGCGAGAACTTCAGCGATGAACCTGCCGAGCTTCGAACCGAAGATGCTTTCGATGATGGTTATCATTGGTTCACGCCCGGCGCATCGCTGGTCTTGGAGTCGTGTATGCGCAGCCAGTGGAATATCCCGCCGGCCACACCGAGCACACCAATCCAAGTCATGAAGTTGCCATCGCTCGGATGCGTGAAGATGTACGCCGCTCCGGTGATCGCGAACGCGAACAGGAAGATGACGACAACCCAATCCCCACAGTCGAGGCAAGGCTTCACGGTGTTCTCCTGGTCAACGGAAGGCGAACGCCCGGCATGACGGTTCACTTGGACCTTTCACCGACCGCGGGAGAAGGCACGGCCGATGCGGCCGA